CTTACGCAATAAGTTCATCAGTAGCATCAGTAGATGCAGCACAACAAGCACAAATCAATTCGTTGATTTCCTTTACAGGTTCTGCAGCTAACATATCTGCTCTAAACGCATTTACAGCAAGTGCTCAATTAGAAATAAACGCATTGGAATCATTTACCGCATCGGTAGCTGGAACTAATACATTTACTCAATCAGCGCAAGTTAGTATTAACGCATTAAATGCAGAAACAGCATCTTACGCTAAAACGAATGTAGATAATAGATTCACAACAGGACAAACCATTACAGGTTCATTGGTTGTAACTGGAACTATTACTGCAAATGAATTGCATGTAATTATAGAATCATCTTCAATTATTTACTCATCAGGCTCAAACCAATTAGGAGATGAATTATCTGATGTACAAATACTAAGTGGTAGTACTAAATTAGTAGGTACGGCTGAGTTAAACGGAAGTCCTTTAGTTACTTCTGCACAAACAGCATCTTACATCCAAGACTTAACTGCTTTAAATAACTTTACGGCTAGTGTAGCAGGTACAAACGCATTCACTGCATCAGCACAACAATCTATCAACGCTATCAATGCGATAAGTGGTAGTTGGATAACTGAAGCAGAGACTGGTTCATTTATTAAATCAGCTACATCAACAGGCTTAACCAATGTAATTCAATTTACTTATGGTAATGGTACTATTGATAATGTAACGGTAGCAACAGGCTCAGCAACTGATATCAGTGCTTTAAATACATTTACCGCATCAATCGCTGGTACTAACGCATTCACTCAATCAATCGATGGTAGAGTAGATGGTTTAGAAGCGGCAACTGCATCTTACGCAAATAGTGCAAGTGTAGCGGCAACTGATTTAGCACAACAAAATCAGATTAACTCTTTAATACAATTTACAAGTTCCGTTGTACCAACTGATATATCTGCTCTAAATGCTTTTACAGCATCAGTAGCAGGAACAAATGGATTTACTCAAAGTGCACAATTAGAAATAAACGCATTAGAGGCATTCACTGCAAGTATCGCTGGGACAAACGCATTTACCGCATCTGCTACTTTAAGATTGGATTCATTAGAAAGTACATCTGCAAGTGTAAACACTTCTCTTGCTTCTTTAAATGGATTTACAGCAAGTGTAGCAGGAACTAACTTATTCACACAAAGTGCACAATTAGAAATAAACGCATTAGAAGCATTTACCGCATCGGTAGCAGGTACTAACGCATTCACTGCTTCAATAGATGGTACTAACGCATTCACAGCAAGTATCGCTGGAACAAACGCATTTACTCAAAGTGCACAAAACTCTTTAAATAGTTTAAATGCAGCAACATCATCTTATATAACATCTGCAGTAACGGCATCGATGAGTGTAGCATCTGCATCATTTGCAGCTACTGCATCTTTAGCTAGAAATGTAGTTGTAACTGCAACAAATAATAATCAATCAACTTTACCTACTGGTACTGTTGTAAGAATAACGGGAGCAACAGGAGATGTAGCAAGATTTAATTCTGCAAGTTGGGAGAGTGATTCAGCATCAGCTAACGCATTAGGTGTTTTAAGAAGTTCAGTTGCTAGTGGAGCAACAGGAGAAATTGTTTCAATAGGAACTGTAATTGGAATCAACACCGATGGTATGACTGCCGGTGATGTACTTTACTTAGGTCCAAATGGTACATTTACAAATGTTCAACCACAAGCACCTTTACATATTGTAACATTAGGTGAAGTACTTAGAGTACAACAAAACAATGGTTCAATGTTCGTTAATATCTCAAATGGTTGGGAATTTAACGAATTACATAATGTAAGAATAGTATCTCCATTACAAGGTGATATAATAGTATATGAAGCAAGTTCTTCTTTATGGAAGAATCAAACTTCTTCATCATTCGCTAAAACAAATCAAGCTAATACATTTAACGCAAACCAAATCGTATCAGGCTCATTGACTGTGACTGGTAACTTAAATGTATTTGGTTCTGCTTCATTTACGAGTGTAACATCTTCAATAATATTAGGTGGAAATACAATCTTATTAAATACATTTACGCCAGCAGTTAGATATGGTGGATTGGAAGTAATTGATTCAGGTTCGACTGGATTAACCGGAAGCTTATTGTGGGATTCTCAAAATGATGTGTGGTTGTATGTAAACCCATCTGGTTCTTCATATGTATCAGCAAGATTCATATCAGGTCCTAAATCTTTAACTTTAGGTTCAGAGCCTACTTTAACTCAAAATAGAGTTCCTAAAGCAGATGATGGCGACCATATCGTTGATTCACAAATTAGTGATGATGGTACGACTGTAACTGTTCCTTACACTGCTTCAATCGGAAACATTGTAGGATTAGGAAGCCCAACAGCATTCTCTACTTCAGTAGATAGCAGAATAAATGCTATTGTAGTTCCTTCGTTAGCTTCATTGAATAACGCAACTGCATCATTAAACTCAGCAACAGCAAGTTTATTTACTTCAGCAAGTTTAGCAGTAAAATCTATATCACCTACTTTAGCTTCATTACAATTTGATTATGTAAAGGGAGATGGTAGTTCGCAAACTGTAACTTTAGTTGCACCAGCAGGAACTGATATAACTGCTCTTAACCAAGCAACCGCATCGTTGAACGCAACAACTGCTTCTTTAAACTCAGCAACTGCAAGTTTATATACTTCGGCAAGTTTAGCATTAAAGAACGCATCGGCAACACTTAACACAATTACATTTACTAAGGGTGATGATACTACATTTAATATAACTGTTAATACAGGTAGTGCAAATGCTTCATTCCCTTTCACAGGTTCAGCAATTATATCTGGCTCATTAGGTGTGACTGGTTCTATATCAATTGTATCTTCATCATTTAGTGGAGCAGTTATCACAAACTTAACTGATACATATACTGATGTTGCGGCAGTAGAACAAGTAGTAACACTTACATCAGCATCATACGCTTCTTTAATATCAGCTGGAACTACTAATCCAAATACATTATATGTTGTAACAGGTCAAACGGCAGGAGCAACAATAGGTAGTAATAGATTTGTAGGAGACCAAACTATCACAGGTAGTTTAATTCTTTCATCATCGGCAGTAACTGAATTGACTGTTATAGGTAATTCAGTAATATCAGGTAGCTTAACACTTAGTTCTTCTGCAGCAGTTGAATTGAATGTTATAGGTAATTCAGTATTTACTGGTAGTGTGCAAGGCGCAGTTGGAAGTGTAAGTATTTCATCATTAACTGCATCAATTGATTTCAATACAGGTAATTTCTTTACATTGAACTTAGCGGCTGGTGTAGCAACACACATATTACCAACTAATATAGCTCCAGGTGAGACTGTATCTTTAAGAATTATACAAAACGCAACTCCAGGTACTGTAACTTACCCACCGGCGGTTAAGTTCGCAACAGGTAACGCATATACGGCATCAACTACTGCAGGAGCAACTGATATTATAACATTCGTAACTTTTGATAATTCAACAGTATACGCAAACTCTGTAAAAGCATTAGTATAATATGTATCAACCATACGCATTTCAAGGAACGCCAACTACAACTACGACTAGTACTACAACAAGTACTACAACTACGACTAGTACAACTACAACTACGGCTGGAGCTATTGTAACTGCTAACTTAACATTCCATTATGATTTTGGAAATACAAGTTGCTATCCAGGTTCAGGTACTACTTGTACTGATTTAATCAGTAACCAAACTGCTACTATGGCATCAGGTCCTGGTACATTATCAAGAGGTGGTAATACATATAATTCTGGCTTTGGTGGGTATGTTGCATGGGATAACGCAGCATTTGGTACAAATAGAAACTGGGGTGGTGATTTAATATCTGCTAATAACGGAGCATATACTTTAGAATGTTGGTTTAGAAGAAGTGCATACTCATTCTATAACTTCTCTAACTTTATGTTTTGTGGAACATCAGGTAACCCTAACTTTTGTACTTATACGAATACTGGTTCTGATAACGATATATTGGTATCATCTATCTCAGGTGGTGATTCAATTTACTATTATCCAGTAGCATCTTATTTCCCATTAAATGTATGGCATCAAGTAGTATTAACAGCTCCTGCTAGTGGAGCATCTACATTGTATGCTGATGGAAGTTCAACAGGTAAAACAGGTACTCGTAGAAACTATTATAGTACAAGTAAAATGTTTCGTATTGGTAATCCAGGTGGTACTGCTGGTGATAAAATTGGATGGACTGGTGATACTGCTATATGGAGAGTATACAATGCGGCTTTAAGTGCAAGTGAAATTGCGCAAAACTGGAATGCTCAGAAAGCAAGATTCGGAAGATAATAAAATAACAATATGGCATTATACTTAGGAAATACAGCAATAGGAAATAATAACTACTTAGGAAGCACACTCTTAGGTAGTAACTCTATACTGATACCACAAGAAGCTATCTACACTATCGATTACTTAATTGTAGCTGGTGGTGGACAAGGTGGATGTAGTGTAAACTTAGGACAAGGTGGTGGACAAGGTGGTGCCGGTGGATACATATCAGGTAGTACAATACTTACTCCTGCTACATACGCAATTGTAGTTGGAGCTGGAGGAAGTGGAGCTACAAATCAAGGAAACAACGGACAAGATTCATCATTCTTTTCTCTAACCGCAATAGGTGGAGGTGGAGGTGGAGGAGCTTGTGGTAGTGAGGGAGCAGGCGTTGGTAGAAGTGGTGGTTCTGGCGGTGGAGGCTCGCTTGCGCGTGCAGGTGGAAGTGGAACAGCAGGACAAGGATTTGCCGGAGGTACTGGAAACAGTGGAGCAACAGCAGCTGGAGGTGGTGGAGGTGGTGCAAGTAGCGCTGCAAGTGGTACTTCAAATGGTAATGGTAAACTTTGGTTAGATGGAAATACATATTCGCCTGGAACATATGGTTCAGGTGGTGGAGTAAATAGAGCTGGTGCAGCCGGTAATGCTGGTTCACAAGGTGTTGTTATAATCAGATACGCTGATAACCTACCTACATTAACAGGTGGAACTGTAACTACAAGCGGAGGATACAAATATCATACATTCACAACAAGCGGTAATTTAATCGTATAATATAAAAAAAACAAATCAAAAATAACTATTTATAATCACATCATTGTTATAATGATAATAAATTAAACACTTATGAATTCAAAAACTGTATTAGGTAAAATATTAACACTTTTATCTTTAAACGAAAACGAAGTAAAACTAACATACGCTAAGTTAGCAGATGGAACTATCGTTGAATCTCCTACCTTCGATGTAGGCGAACCTTTAGAAGTTGTATCAGAAGATGGTACTAAAACTCCAGCACCAGATGGTGAGCATGAATTATCTTTAAGAGATGAATCAGGTAATGAAAACTTAATCAAAGTTATCACCAAAGATGGTAAAATCGTTGAAAGAGAAAATGTTGAAATGGAAGATGTTGAAGTAAAAGACATTCCACAAGCAGGTGAAACTGATAAAGCTAACGAAGTTAAAGATGCAGCAGGTTCGGTTAAAGACGGAACTATGATGGCTGAAGAAACTGAAGAAGTTGAAACAATCCCAGCTGATGACGAAAAAGAAGGAGAAGAGAAAGAAGTTGAAATCAATTTAGGTAAGAAGATGGAAGAAATGGCTTACAAAATTGAAGAGATGGAAAAGAAAATCTCTAAGATGGAAGAGGCTATGATGCCAGCGCCAGATGAAGAAGTTGCTGAAGAAGTAGCAATGGAAGATGAAGAGTTACCAAAGTTAGACGGAGCACCTGTTGAAGGAGCATCTAAGTTCTCTTCAGATAACACTAAAAATTATGGTAAGAAAGTAAGAGATTCACAATCTAACTTCTTAGCTAAACTTTATAAATAAAAATATTAAAAATCTTTTAAACAAAGGAAAAATGAAAGCAAAACAAAATTTCGCACTTCCTACTATCTCTAACAGCACATACGCTGGTGAGGCAGCTTCAGGATACATCGCAGCAGCGTTGTTAAGTGCAAGAACTTTGGATAACAAGCTTGTAACTATCATGCCAAATGTTAAGTACAAATCTGTAATCCAAAAATTAGAAGTATCTGGTATCGTACAAGATGCATCATGTGATTTCACTACTTCAGGTTCAGTATCAATCTCTGAGCAAGTATTGACTCCAAAAGAATTACAAGTTAACTTACTATTGTGTAAGCAAGAATTCGTAGATAGCTGGGAAGCTTTACAATTAGGTTTCTCTGCCTTCGATGAGATTCCAAAGAACTTCAACGATTACTTAATCTCTTATGTAGGTGGTAAAGTAGCAGAAGCAACTGAGCAATCAATTTGGCAAGGTACTGCAATCAACGGACAATTCGCTGGATTCCAATCAGCATTATCTGCATCAATTGCAGCTGGTGGAGCAACAGCAGTATTAGCAGCTAAGAGTGGTTCAACAATCATCTCTGGTTCAGTAACTTCTGCGAATGTATTGGATATCATGAACTCAGTAGTTAACACAATCCCTGATACTGTTTACGGTAAGGAAGATTTGTTAATATATGTACCAACAAATGTTGCTAAGGCTTATCAACAAGCATTAGCAGGTGGTGCAGTTGGAGCAAACGGATGGAACAACCAATTGAATGTTGGTGAGAAACCATTCAACTTCAATGGTATTGAAATCGTATTGGCTCCAGGTATGAGTTCTTCTAAAATCGTTGCAGCTCAGAAATCTAACTTATTCTTCGGTACAGGTTTATTATCTGACTACAATGAAGTAAAAGTATTAGACATGGCTAATATCGATGGTTCTCAAAACTACAGAATAGTAATGAGATATACAGCAGGTGTTCAGTTTGGTATCGGACAAGATATCGTTTACTACGGCGCTTACTAATAACTAACTAACAATAACGGGTGGGAGATAGGCTCTCACCCATTTATTAAACAAAATAAAACTTAACAGATATGGCTTGTAATTTATCACAAGGTCGTCAGGAAGTATGTAAAGAAAGTATCGGTGGTTTATCCGGCGTATACTTTATCAACTACACTACTGGCTCCTTTACGAAAAACGCAAACGGAGAAGTAACAGCGTTACCATCCGGCTCAACGGTTTATTTCTATGAATTGAAGGGCACAAGTGCATATACTGAAACAGTAAATACATCTCGTGAAAATGGTACTACTTTCTTCTCACAAGAGTTAACTCTTAACTTGAAGAAATTAACCAATGAAATGACTACTCAATTAAAGCTTATGGCTTATGGTAGACCTCAAATCATTGTATACACTATGAACGGAGATGCATTGTTAGTTGGTGAAAGAGAAGGTGCTGATGTAACAGCAGGTACAATTCAAACAGGTGGAGCAATGGGTGACCTTTATGGTTATTCAGTAACCTTCACAGGTCAAGAACAATTACCGGCTGCATTCTTATCAGGAAGTACAACTACTTCACCATTCGCTGGTCTATCTGCTCAGCCAACTATCGTATACAACTAATTCAGTATAACGCATAAAATATTAAAGGGGTACTCTTAATTGAGTATCCCTTTTTTTGTATGATTATAATTTGAGATATTGTTGTTATTAGAATAGATAATTACAACTTAAATACTACTTAATGTTAAGCTATTATATATCACAGAGCAATGACTTTACTATTAGAACGGCACCTACTGCCAGTTCTGCTTATACTATGAGTCTGCAAGATATGTACCAATTAAACAATCTCACCGCATCACTTTCTGGTATCACTTATAATGGTTATGAAAGTATGTTAGCATTTACTGCTTCTATTAGTGGAGCAATAGTAGGTGGTGAGTATAGAGCAACCATAAAGAACGGAACAACTGATATTTGGAATGGTTCTATTCAGGTATATGGCTCACAATCAGTAGATAAATCAGTTTACGAAAATCAAAATACGCAATATCTTTCTCATCAATCAGAGAACAGGTATATCATAATGGACTAATATGAAACAACAACAAAACTTTTCAGTAGTAAATGTAAACAACAATCAGCTTCCTATGATTACGGAGGATACAAAGACTCGTTACGCATGGGTGCCATTCGGTGTTTATGGGCAAGATGATTTCTTTGATGCTGTTGTTACCGCATTTAATGTATCAACAACAAACTCAGCATGTGTTGAAGGTATAGCTGATTTAATATTTGGTAAGGGTGTATACTCTAAGAACGAAGCATACAACGATGTACTTCAAAAGTTAATCCCACAAGAGGAAACTAAGAGAGTAGCATTTGATTTAAAATTGTTTGGTAATGCAGCTTATCAAGTATATTGGAATGATGAACATACTAAGATAATTAAGATGTATCACATACCAGTACAAAC